ACCCGGCGCCAAGGGCCTGTAGCTCAATGGTTAGAGCCGGCGGCTCATAACCGCTTGGTTGGGGGTTCGAGTCCCTCCGGGCCCACCATTCAACTCTCTAAGATCCTATTTTTCCTGCATTGTAGCCGGACACGAAATTCCGGAATTTTGACACTAGGTTCTGGAATTTCAGGAAGCCTTTGAAGCGCCTTCGAAGGATGTTTTGAAACTTATAATTAGCCCAAAAACGCTAGATGTCGGGAAAGTCCCCACTTTGGGACGTCACGTATAGTAATGCATTCTTGAACTGAAGCTGATTTAAACGCGCTCTATGGCGTGCATCCAAGGTAATTGGCTCGCTTATTGTTCTGCCGATATCCCCCCTCTTCGCGTCCATCCCCGTTTGAAGATAAATACCGAATTGAGGCGATATTGGCAGAAAGACTTCGGAACCCCGTGCCGTGATTGTAAAAGGCGCTACTCCGTTCGAAGCAAGTCGTATGGTTGGATTCATCACGGAAACCGGATCATCCCCCAATAAGAACTCGCTTTCATGCAGCTTATGGAGATAAAGATCGGCGCGCTGCAGGACGAAGGCCAGATCGAAGACTTCCATCGGCATCGCGAACAACCTCATATCCCTCAAAGGGTCTTCGCCATCACCCGCCTTCCCAAGAGGATGCATCTTGTTCTTGGGGCTAGGCAATGTCGGAATGAGCTTGCGCATGTCCTCCTGCTGCTTAAAAAACCTCCCAGGCGTTCGATACCACTGCAACACGACGAATGCCACGAGATAGAAACGTTGCTCGGGCTGCAAATCGAGGCGTTCCGTCTGAACGATATTCTTGATGATAGCTCCCGCGGGTGTCTCAAATGATCTATCGAGCAATTGTTCCAAATCAGGGACACGCTTGTCTGCCGCAAGATCATCGAAATGAGGCAATCCGTCTGGGACGATTCGGTGGAAGTCACGTAGCGAAAAGGATTTTGCTACGGTGCCCCCAAAGATGCGACGAGTGCCTTTTTCCATCAAATTAAGATGGACTCCGTCGTGCGAGAACCGTCTCAAGAGCAATTGAGGTACAAAATGGTGGGCAGCCATTCATTGGAACCCTTGCGAATGGTGTGTGTCTAACGTTTCGACCACCTGGGGCAGCCGATGCGACTTGATTAGTTAGTCGAGTAGATCCGGAGACAGATCGTTTTCGCCTTTGCTAGAACCCCTTCATTCACAAAGGTCTCTCCACTAGCGCTTTCGGTCTTTCCGGGCTGGACCGTGTTGAGCATAGGGCTGACGTTGAGAGCAGCCAAGGGCAATTGCTCCCCATCGAATATCATGAAGTCGGCAGAGATATGCATTGGGACATCGGAGCGGTTCGCTATGGCATAACTGATCTCAAGATTGCTTGCTCCGCGTGCGATGAAGGCCTTAGCCTCGCGAATGGAGAAGTTGTTGATCCTGACATTCCCCGTGTCCGCCGAGGCGTTCGAGAAATCCGCCACGGTCGTGCAGGTGAATGCTCCCAGTTCACTACTTTTGTTTTCTTGCGCCGTAGCCGATGCACCAATTGTGACTGCAGCCAAGGCTATCCAAAACATCCGCACCAACAATCTCCATTTAGCCCGTGATGACCAATTCTTTTGCATTGGTACCGTTTCCGCCGCTCACCGAATAGGTCAATTCGACAGGATGAATTAGACACCCATCAAATAGCCTGCGGATCTCCGGCACATCGTTTATCGAGAGAATGAAACGCCCTTTCAACTGACGTAAGCGAGCCGACATGGCTTCGAACTGGTCGCGGCCGAAAAGCGCCTTTCCGTAATCGCCCTCGTTCCCGAAATACGGCGGATCGAGATAGAACAACGTCCCCGGCCGATCATAGCGATCGACGAATTTCAGCCAGTCCAAATTCTCGATCACCACGCCTGCCAGGCGTTCATGCACATCCTCCAGGAGCGGAGCCAACCGGTTCAGGTTGAAGCGAGCACCGCCTGTCGCATTGACCCCGAAATTCTGTCCCGAGACTTTGCCACCGAAGGCCAGCTTTTGCAGATAGATGAATCGAGCTGCCCGTTCGAGGTCGGTGAGTGTGGCGGGATCGCAAGCCTTCAACCTTTCAAATTCGCGTCTGCTTGTGATCTGGAACTTGAGGGTGTCCATAAATTGCGGATAGTGCCGCTGCAGAATGCGAAAGAGGTTGGTTACTTCTCCGTTGCGATCGTTGATTACCTCGCTTCTCGGCACCTTCGTGCGCCTGAAGAAAACACCCCCCATCCCGACGAAAGGTTCCGCGTAGAGCTGATGCGGGATGGCCGCGATCGCCTTCACTAGGCGAGGAGCGAGTGAGCGCTTACCGCCTATCCAAGCGGCCGGCGGCTGGGTGTTGGGGACTTCCCGCCACGTTTCATCATTCACCATTTCAAATATCCATCGACTCAGTCACAGAAGTCCCGCCCTGCAGGGTACGGATGTGACGGTTATCGATTGTGGCTGTCGGACGGGACTGGTCGGCAAACTAAGACCCGTCTTCGGGTGAATTGACACCCGGCATTCGTTAATTGTCGGCCGTCAGGCCATCACGAACTTTGCCGCCTCGGAAGCCGGGACATTGGCGACAGATTGAATGTTGTATTCCTTGTTGTAGTGCGTCCCGTCCGGCGAAGGTTGCTCGTAGAGGAGCGAGCCTACCGGGAATATGGTGGTGGACGTCTCCATGCGCGTCAGTGTCCATGGGCCGGTGCCGGAAACGTCGATGCAAACCGCACCTGTGAACGTCGTGCCCGCTCCACCGCTGATATCGATGGTGTATTGCTGGCCGAGGCTCGGCTTGAAATCCACAATCAGCGTGGTGGTGGGGTCGACGCCGTTGCCGGTCGATACCGCGACGGTGCCCTTCAGGTGTTCGTTGCCAGGCCGGAATTTGCCGTCAGCCGCCATCCGATAGGCGGTCAAGTCGATGGCGTTGTCGGTCGTGCCGTTGTTGCCGGCAAGGATCGAAGCATTCACGGTCGCCAGCACGGTGCTCCAGGTGGCTGAAAGCGTCTGTCCGGCGGCCGTCTGATACCGATCCGTCGTCGAGGCCGTTGCTGGAATCGTCGCGCCGATGATGGGAATGGCAGGGTCACGTGTCCGCAACCGCGTATTCAAATTTCGGATGGGTGTGAGCCAAGTCGAAGCTACGGTGTTGTTGTCGTTGCGGCCCATCTGCTGGAAATAATGGGTGTAAGGCCGTTTGCCATTCGGGTTCATGGCGGACAGTTCGTCGAGGCCCTGCCAGATCTTCATGGCGTTGGTCGTGAGCGTCTGCGCCGCCTTCGAGCCTGGGCATCCGACGTTGAAGAAGCCGAAGCCCCAACTGTCAAAGAGGCGTGGCGCAAAACCGAAATTGCCCCACTCGTCTGCCGACGCCGCCAGCTCCTGCCGGTCCGACAGGCTGTCCAAGACGCCGCACACGACACGGCGGCCATCCCATCGCTTCCAGGCGATCAGGTCGGGACCATAAGCCAAGTTCTGTCCGGGCGGGCTGGCGTTCCAATTCGAGACGGAATTATAGCCGAGCTGGAAAGCGGCCGACGATGGGGCGTCGGCTGCCAATTGCGTCAAGACGGCATCGACGTTTGCACCCTGCCACACCTTTTCGCCGCGATGGCGCTGGATGCGGTATTGACCGAGAACCGTCGCGCCGACAGGAACCGAGTAGATCGGGACGAGACTATAAACGCTCTTTGCGGGCAGGATGATCGGCAGCTTGATATGCGCCCAAACACCCGCCGCGCCGATCCCCACCGAGCTGCCCGGCAATCCGGAGAAGTCACAGGAAAACACCTGGCCTTTGTAGATCAGCAGCACCATGTGGATAGTCATGGCGGCGCTGGCGAACGTGGTCTCCTGAGGAGCAAGGCTGCCTTCGGTATATTGCGAACCGGCAAAGCGGAATACGCCTTCATCGGTCGGCCAAAGCGTGCCGAACTTCAGCAACGGCGCAAAGACATTGAGGCCATCAGGCGCGACATAGAGGTTTGCCGGCCCAAACCCGGACAGCGCCCTGTTGCGCGTCGAGCCAAGCATGTACGGCCCTGGATCGCTCGGGATTGGCCCGAAGGCGCTGCCGGGCGTGACGATGCCCCGCGAAATCGGGCGATCGGAATAGCTGACCAGCGACGGGCGGCGGATAGGGGATACTGCCATGACTATTCAGTCTCCCAGACGATCGCCCTGATAGCCTCGGCCGAGGCGGCGGCCATCACCTGCGCACTGAGTTGCTCAAGTCTCGCTTGGCACTCGACGATATGCGCCTTGCCGTCGGCGCCGGCTTGCTGAATTTGCGTCGCATTGTGCGGGCGGAAGGCCCACTGACCTGAAGCTTCGTCCTTGCACCAAAACGGCGTTGTCCAATCGCCCGGCAGGTCAGGCAAAAGGCTCGCCGTAACGCTACCCATCATGTTGATCTGATCGGTAATGCTGCACGGATAAAGGTGAGCAGCGCCAAGGGCCGAGGACTGATACCCCCCGACGATCGCCGTCGCACACGCCGCTGTGAGGATGACGCCGATTCTCGCGGCCTTCACATCATCCAGGGATGGCCCAACCGGAGCGGAGAATTCCGTTCCGTTCCAGGTCCAGCCAGTCCCGATGTCGTCAGCGGCCAACTGGATCTGGGCGGCCACGTCGGCGTGAAACACCTCTTCTAGAGAGAACCCCTCCGGCAATTGGGGAATGATCTCAACGACAATCTCGTCTACTACTCTCACATACTTCGGCATCACTTTTCTCCCCAACGCAAGATCACGCCACCCGCTGCAGGAGCCCCCTCGCTGTACGTGGTCGCAGCCGTATTCCAGACGCTCCAACCGCCGCCGCCCGGCCATGTGCCGCCGACTTGCGATTGCGCGCCACGCCCGCCCATCGGGCCACCTGCATCACCACCGATACCGGCGTACTGATTGGCCGTGGAGTCGCCATTCAGGCCGCCTTCACCTGCGAAGTTGATGTCACCGCCAGAGCCCAACCCACCATTTCCCGGGGAGCCAGTGGACGTCGCGCCGCCCCCTGTCGCACTGATCCCGCCGAATGAAGATGTGCCGCCTGCACTCCCGACCGTACCTGATCGTGTGCCGGCGGCGCCCACGACGACAGCGATGGATTGCCCCGGTGTAACCGCCATTCGGCCATATGCGCCACCACCGCCACCGCCGCCCTCGCCGTGGTTTGAGCCGCTAGTCGAATAGCCCGATGCGCCGCCAGCACCGATAACCGCGTAATCGATCACATAGACGCCTGCGGGCACGACAAACGTATAAGATCCAGCAGCGCTGTAGATCTGCTTGCCCGGAGCCAAGGGAGCCGGATCTAGGATTTCGAAGCGAGTCCCGGTGTAAATCACGGTGATCGGTACGCCCGCCTTTACTGCGCCATCCCAAAGCGTCCGGCCTTTCCAAGTGACGCTCGTGGCGGCCAGGGCGTTGACCTGAAGCGTGACCGCTCCGACATTGTCCGCCGAAGGCATGATGCGCAGCGGGACACCTACGAGCGACGCAAGTGTCGAATACGCCGGTGCAGGCGCGACGACGATCGCGCTCGCCGTGCCGGCAGCAGCAAGGTAGGACCACTTTTGAGAGCGGATGGCCTGGAGGAGTTGCGTCCAGTCCGCCTCGGTAGCGACAAACCCCGCCTGCTCGATGACTGCCATGATCTCCTCTTGGAGCATGTTGGCCCACAGCGCGGTTACCTCGGTTCCCTCGATGCCCGATCCAAGGTTCTCGTCACGGAAGCCACGCCGGCCGCCGCCAATGTCTGTCGTTCCCGCACCGTTAATGCGATCCATCAGGCCTCTCCATAGGCGAAAATGATTTGGGTATGGGCAGGCTTCACGCGTCGCAGATCGCATTCGATCGACGACACCTGGAAGCTGCCAAGGCTTTGACCGGCTCTGCTCGCACCCACCTTGAAATTAACGACGGTGACGAGTCCGGGAATTTGGACGCGGAAGACGAACTGGCATCCCTCCGCCCGCAGCGGCTGGCCGGTTCTCAAGACGCCGGTGCGCGACGGCCAGAATTCCTCGATCGTGATTGTGACGCCGAGCTTAGCGGCGAGCTGGATCAGATAGGGGATCGACTGCCCGCCAGTCGCGGTCCAGCGCTGGTGCGCAAGCCGCTGGCGATCGGCGACCGAGAGCCCGCCGAGATCCCGGCCGCATGGATCGGGACCAAGCACACGCTCGAAATCGGCAAGGAAGTTGTTGGCAGCGCGCGGATCGACCTCGATCATCATCGCTTCGGCGCCGGCCTCGATGTCGGCGATCGGCGTGGCGGCCGCCTCAAGCACAACGTCGATATTGCCGCCTCTGAAGCCAAGGCCGAGGCCGGTCGGAAGCTTGGCGATCAGGCTTTGAAGGATCGTTGAAACCAGCCGGGCCATCAAGGATCCTCGAAGGTGATTGGGCCGGCGACCGGGTATTCCGTGGGCTCAAGCGTAAAGGGTGCGGCCGGCAGGGTCAGATCATGGGCGTATTCACCTGATGCGGCCGAGATCGCCTCAGAGATCCGCGACGGTTCGATCAATGCGCCGATCGGGCTTGCATTCTCGGCGTCATCTTCATCGCCGATCGTCGCGACGAAGCGCTGCCAGGCGTCGGTAACGGCGGCACGGCTAGCGACCGTATCGGGCCGCAGGCGAACGGTGATCGCCAGCGTGTTGAGAACGCCGGGCACCACAATCACGCGGGCCGTCACCGGCCGAACGCCCGTCTGGCTTCCGTCACCGCCAAGATAGTCCTGGATAAGCTCGATTTCGCCCGAGGACGGCACGCGGGCGGTCCCGTCATCGTCCTTCATGATGACGACGATGCCGACCGAACCGCGTCCAATCCAGCCTTCAATGACACCGACCGCTTTGACCGACGCGACCTTTCCAACCCAAGTCGGATAGTCGAAAGCAGCGCCGCCGTGCGGCGCTTGGCGGATGCGTTCCAAGGTCGCCGCCTGGATCTCGGCCGGTGTCTGTTCGTCAGCGCCACCGACAAAGGCGGCGGCGATCGTCGCCTTCGAAATCTCCGGTAACGGTGTGACGACGGTGAGCTGCACGCCGCTTTCGAGGTTACCATCCGCTCCGGCCGCGACCGCAGCCGCCGCAACGGTCACCGTCCCGCCGACGCCGATCGCCGCGACGGCGGTGGTTTGGTAGATGACCGCATTCGAAGCGGAGAACTGCAGGCCGGAAGGCAGCGGCGTGCCGGCCACGCCCTCGATGAGGATGCTGCCGACCGCCTTGGTGGCGCCGCGCTGCTCGACACCCCAAATGCTCGCATGCCGAAGAATGTACTCCTCTTCGGCAGTATCGGGAAAATACTGTCTGCCCCACCAGCCCAGATGATCATGTGCCTCGCGCAGCTCCAGCGAGAAGGCCCGGCTGATCTGCGCGAAGACGCCGCGCGCCGATCGGACGGCGCGGGAAACGGCTGAGGCATCCGCATCCGGACGCAGACGCAAAATGCCGGCTTCAAGCGAGCCGGCGATCTTGGCGGCAATGTCCTTCGCTGTTGGGATCGGCCAGGGCATGTCAGGTCTCCACGCGTCTGGAAAGCATCACGCTTTCGTCCTGGACCTGGACGCGGTAGCCGAGGATTCCCGAAGCGAGCCATGCAACTTCGATTTCGGCGGGTTCGCCGGTTTCGGCTTCCGCCCAGGCAAGGCTTTCCTGCAGCCAGAATTCGTAGAGCTGCCGCGTCGTTTCGGTCTGCTTGGCGCGATCAAGCAACCAGGTGCGCACACCGGTGACATCGCCATAAGGGTCGAGCGCATCGCCGGCGCAGCCCCGGCGTTCGGAATAGGACGCCGGCGCGAGGAACTGCGAGCGGCCTTCCGGCAGGGGATCGTCCGGAGCTGCGCGCCGATCGAGACCAACAGACATGAGGATGGCGGGAATGGGGGTTTCGTCGATCGCCAAATCGAAGTCGGCGCCGAGCACGAGATCGCACCGGCGCGCTGCACTGTCATATTTAAGAGCGAGATCGAGAAACATGGGCGCACGCTATCGCGCGCGCGCGGATTAGATCATGCCCGCCTCGGCGGGCATGCCATCAGTTTGACGGCACGTCGGTGTCGTCTCCACCCTCGACAACGCCGCCATGAATATGCGTGTCGCCGATGTTCTTGCCGTTGTGCTTGACGTGGCCGCCGGTGATATCAACGCCCTCGGCCGAGACCACGAACGTCACTCCGCCGACCTTGACCGCGACGGACTCGCCCGCCTGCAGCTCGATCGTGCCGCCATCCGAAATCGTCACCCTGTCGCCATGCTGGCCGTAGAGGCCGACGTCGCCGGCGCCGAGCTTTCCAAGCCGCTTAGAAGGATTGGCAACCGGCAGGACGACGATATCACCTTCATCGGAGCCAACCGCCAGCACAATCGCCAGGGCGCCGTCCTCGGGAACATGCGAGGCGAAGCCGTATGGCTGCATGACCTCGACGTCGTCGCGCCAGACGCCCTCGGCAACTTCGACGGATGCCGTCTGCGTCTGGCCGTCATCCTTGATGTTCTTCAGCGTTGCGCGCCGGACCATGCCGCGAATCTTGCTTGCGGTTTCGTTGTTCATCAAAGCCCCCGAGCTGTGCCGTCGAGATTGCCCGACGCCTTCTTGCGCCGTGTGCGGTTGGTGCGGCGTTTGCCAGTCGGCCCGGCGTCGAAGGCCTCCGGACTCGTCACCGTCAGCTCGGTCACGTCGCCGCTCTCGTCGGAGCGGTTCGTCACCTTGACGATCAGCATATCGCGCTCGATGTCCTGGAATGCGTCGGAAACATAGGTGATCTCATTGACGCGCCAGAGCCGGCCATCAGCGTCAAACCCCCTGACGGTATAGGTCACTTCTTCGCTCTCACCGCGCGCCGTACGCATGCGCCAGTCCGCCTCGTCCTGGGCAGAGGCCGCATCAGCCTTGCTACGCGCTAGATGGACGATGGGGCGATAGCGCGTGATCTCGTCGTCCGTGGCGATGCCGGTCGCGGCCGTGCCCTTACGCTCGATCTCGGTCGCACCGCTGGACGCCTGCCGATCGTCGGGAGACAGCGGTGCGGCCGTCTTATCGAGTGCCGCAGATCCGGAGCGGGTCTTGCCAGCCTTTTCGCCTTGCCCGCGCACGTAAGTCTTGGAGTGGCGGCGCTGGTGACTATAGCTGCCAGACGATCTGAGGACGTTGCCCGGCAGTCGAAGATCAGCCGGCGCCCGCGTCTTTCCCGTCTGGGTGATGACGATATTGCCGACGCCATCGGAGAGGATCAAAGCATGACGCGCCCGAGAGCCCTTCTCGATTGCGGAAAACGCCGTCTCGGCAAGGTCCAGCCCATAGCGTGTGAAGGGCTCACCCGTATCTATCTCGCTGCGGACGCCAAGGCCGAAAGGCTCGGCGATGCGCTTGGCCGCGTCTTCAAGCTTGACGTTGCGAAACTCCGACGGCCCATCGGTCAAGGCGGCGCAGTCGACCAGGTCGCCGGTCTTGTCGCGCCCCGCGATCTGGACGCTGGCCGAGCCCTCACCGATATCCGGCGCAACGTCCTCTATGAAGCCCTTCAGCACCACTTCGCCGTGGATGAGAACATCACAAGCCGGACCTGGGCGAATCTCGGTGATCGCGCCACCGCTTGCATAGTCGAAGGTCTGAAGCGAACGTTTGGTGTCCCGGAGGGTGAAGCTGTAAGAGCCCGAAAAGTCCTTCAGGTCGCGCGTCACTTCGGCCGAGGTCCACTGATCGTAAAGCTTGCCGGCGACACGCAGCGAAATGCCAGACGTCCTGGTCATCAGCGCAGCACCTCGACGCCGCCGGCCGGCAGGGCCGAAGGGTGGCGCGGCCGGTTCCTGGCGACGATGTCACGATAGCCAGCCTCGATCTGCGCCGGCGTATCGCCGAAGACGTGCTGGGCAAGAAGCCAGGCGTCGAGCGGGCGATCATTCCTGAAGACGATGACGGCCGGCAGACGGCCGATCGTCTCATTGATATCGGCGATCAATGCCGCCTGCAGATCCCGCGCCGCGCGCCGAAGCGTGGTGCTCTGGACGTCGAAGGTCGAGCCGGAAAACGTCTCCAAATTATCCGTGAGCGCGTCGATCGCGACCGTCGCCCGCGACCGGAAGGCTTGAGCCTCCTGCCGCGAAGCATAGTCGGCGAAGGTCGACTGGCTGGCGATTGCGGCAAGGAACTGCGAAGCGGCCGAGAGGAGAAGCGCTCGATCGGCGTCGGATGGCGCATCCGCGACGGCGCCGGTGAGCTGCTCGGCGATGGCGATGCCGAGATCCATCAGGGCGCTCGATGTTGCCTGCTCAGTCGCGACTGCGCTTGCGGCCGGAGAAACGGCCGGCGTCTCGGCATATTCACTGACGACGGCAGCGACCGTCTGAACCAGGCCATCCAGCGCGACCGGATCGGCGGGCGTGGTCGCGGCGATCGCGGCCTTGATGCGCGGCAGCGCCCTTGCCGATCCTGTCGGGGCCGTCACTGCTGCGGCGGTGGACGTCAGGACGCGATAGGAACGGGAAACCGCCTTGCCGCGCGTTGCCGACAGGATCGAGGAGACGCCGGCGGCCAGAGCGGTGGCGGCGGCCGTGACCGAGGCGATCGCATCCGACAGGCCGCTGATGCCGGCAAGGATCGAAGACGCGGACGTAGCGATCCGCTTCAGGGTCGCGGTGAAGCGCAGAACGCGCAGCTCCCGATCGGAGAAGTAGATCTGTGCCGGTTCCTCGACAATCACAGTCATCGGGCCAAGCCAGGGATGGATCAGCGTTGCGGGTCCGGCCGTCTCGAAAGCGGCTTCAAGGGCCTTTGCCTGGGCACGGTAGTCATCCCCGACGATCAGGCCGCTAATCGAGATGACACCAGGTGCGCGGCCGAAGTCGTCATAGGCGGCAAGGTCGACGCCGGGGAAAAGATACTCGACGACGCGGCGGCCGACGTCACTCGACGCGTCCGGGACGTGGAAGGTGATGCCGCGAAAGCTGCCGGGCAACAGGCCGGGAAGAACCCAGGAGATGCTATCTAGCTGCATTACGGCCTCCCGACAGAACGGCCGGTGTTTGCCTTCAGCGGCACGGCCGGATTGTCACTGGTGACACCCGTCACCTGTCCGGGACCGTCGATCTTGACGGTAACGGTTCCGCCGACGACAGCCTTAGTCTGAGCAGGAGCAACAGCGCCGGCCGGGCGATTATTGTTGGCGGGAACTGGCCCGCTCAAGAAGTCATCCAGCGCCGCGCCACGGCCGCCGTCCGCATCAGTCGCGGAGCCTGCAGCCGTGCCATTCGGCAGAGCTTCGCCCGGTTTAACGACGCTGCCCTGGAAGTAGGACATGGCGGATTTCACGGCTTTGATTGCGCTGGCCAATGCATTCCACGCATCTGCAACGCCGGTTGGCATCAGCTTTTGCCAGTCGATGCCGGCATTGACCTGTTCGACCAGGCTCGCCAGTCCGTTGACGAAATCGGCAATCAGACGCGAGAGCTCGCTGATGATCTTGGTTGCCAGCTCGCCCGTATGGCCGGCTATATCGCCCAAGAGCTTGAAGAAACCGTCGAGTTTCGTCTGATCGAGGCCGATGAGACGTCCAACGGCATTCGCCAGACGACCAAACGCGCGGGCGATCGCGACGGCCGAGTTGACCGTGCTGCCGAGGTTTTCGCCGATCTTGGCGAGATGCGGCGCAAAACCGGAGCCGAAGTCGCGCAGCGCCTCCCAGCCCGACTTGATGCCGGCAAGGGCTAGGTCGAGCGCCCTGAACGTCGCCAGCTTGGCATTATCGATCGACAGGCCGGACAGGTCGATATCGAATTTGAGGCTCTTGCGGAAGCTGTCGAAGAACGGCTGAAGGTTGCGCAAGCCGGCCTGGACGTCGCGCCAAGCCGTTTCGAATCCTCGCCGGACCATCGGCGCATATCGCGTGTAGATTTCGCGGCCGGCATCCATAATCCGGCGGCCGCGATCACGCACACCATCAGCGAGCCGGAAGAACCCATCCTTGGCCCGATCCCAAAGCCGGGTCAGCCGCGGCCCGTAGCTCGACCAGTTGCGATAGACATAGACGGCGCCGGCGGCGATCGCTGCGAGCGCCAGACCGACAGGCGAGATGAGGGCAGCGACGGCCGAAAGGCCAGCGGCGATGACAGGCAGGACAACGCCGAGGGCGCCAAGGGCCGTGACGACAAGCACGCCGGCACCGGCCCAGGCGAGGCTCTGTTTCACCATGCCGCCCGTCGAGGCGTCGAGATCTCGAAGCCACTTCAAAGCCGCTTGGAGGGCGCTGTTAATGGGCGGCAGCCAGGTGCCGAATGCGAGGCCGACTTCCCGCCAGGCCTGCGTTCCGAGTTCGCCGAAGATGGTAAGCTGCGTATTCAAGCTCTGCATCTGCGTTGCAAAGTCGGCGTCGCTCATTGCGCCCGTCGCCTCGGCCACCCGATCGCGGATGCGCTTGTATTCGTCGACGTTGGCAAGCATGGGAATAATGAAGCCCATCACCTGCATGTCGGAGAAGAGCCCGCCGAGCGCGCCGGCGCCATGGATCGCCTCGAGCTGTGTGCGAACCTGCTCCAGCGCGTCGGCACCCTTGAGGCCGCCGGCCTCGGCCTTCTTCATCAGGCCGTCGATTTCCTTGCCGGAGATGCCCGTCAGCGTCGAGATCTTCTGGATGACGGCTTCGATCGGATTGATGCCCTTAGTGACCGCGTCCTGCATGACGCCCTGGATATCGACGCCCATCTTCTCGAAGTTGCGCACGGTCTCCGGCGCAGTGATCTTCGACAGGAAATTATTGAGATTGTTCGCCGCCTCGGCCGGGTCGGCTGTTCCCTTCTTGGCAATCTGCAGCATGGCGGCAAGCTGTGTCGCAGCCGTTCGGCCGGTGATGCCGAGCTTTGCCATCTGCCCGGTAAGACCGGGGAAGCTTTTCGCCATGTCCTTCAGCTCGAAGGAACCTTCCTTGCCGGCGACAATGAGGCCGGCAAAAGTATCTTCGAGCTGATCGGCCGGGAGCTTCAGCGTCTGCAGGAGTGAAACCGCAACTGCCGACATGTCTGCGAAATCGGCATTCGCGGCTTTGGTGGCGCGGCCGATACTTTTCAGGGAATTGTTGACGAGCTGCTCATCAAGGCCGGCGGCGATCATCTGGCCGGAGCCCTTGGCGACCGTGTCGGACGTCTGCCCGACCGTCAGCGCCGGATCCTCGAAACGCCCCTTGAGTTGATCGACCATCAGATAGGCTTGCGCGCCTGTCTTGTTGGACGTTCCGGCAATGTCGAGGAGTTGCTGCTGGAATGCGGCCGCCTCCTTCATCGGCTGCATAAAGGAGATGGCGGCGATCGCCGTGCCGACCAGGCCGATTTTCTTGGCCGTGTCGACAACGCCCTGGAGGCTGCGGCGGAGGCCCCGCAACGGCGAGGACAGAAGATCCTTCAATCGGACCAGAACGTCCAGCGCCATCGACCTTGCCATGTCAGTCTCCCAGGGTCTTGGCGTATCCCCGCCATTCCATCACGCAGTTCCACCAGTAGGTGAGAGTTTCGGCGTCGAACCCATCAATGTCCGACGCCGAGAGCGACGTACTGTCGGCAAGACCGCCAACCATCAGCCGCCAATTTTGGGGCCATTGCTGACGAAAAAATTGATCACGCGTCCGGCCCGAGCGATGTCGGACAGATCCATCTTGTCGTAGAGCGCGTTCATGATCGCCTGATTGAGGCGGGTCGATCGCGCGAAGGACACGGCGATCTGATGTTCATCGCTCACCGCCCCGATCGCCCGCTGATCGGCACCATTGAGGCGATGGAAGATAAGCTCGGCGAAGACGCGCTCCTTGATCTTGTCATCCTTCTTGGTGCGAAGGGTGACGCTGTAGTGCAAGGGCAGCGTTACGGAGCCGTCCGAATTGCGCACGGCATCCTCGGGCAGCCGATCGAGCGGATTGAGGTCTTCGTCGACGACATCCGCGTCCGCCTTGCCCGCGATCGCGGCGGGCCGGTCGAGATCCACCACGGTCTCTGCCGTTTTGCCGGCATCCTCGTCAAGATCGATGACGACAGTGCTTGATTTGCTGAGAGCGGCCGTCATGCGAGCACCTCGTCAGGCTGAGGGCCTGCCCATTTGAGTTCGATCTTGCCGCCTTCGCCCCCGGTGATCTCAGGGATGTCGGTCAGGAAGGCTTCGGCGAACACGAAGGTCTGGCCGGTGTCACAGACCACTTGCAGTTCGCCTTCACTGGCATCCCAGAGATTGCCCCAGCGCTGACCGGCTTCGAGATTGGTCGTAGCCGTCACCTCGGAGGCTTCGAATTCCTGGGCGCGACCCACTTTGCGGCCATAGGTCACGGCATTATTCTTGATGCCACCGACCTTGATCTTGGCGCCCTTTTCGACTGGGATATTTCGTCCGCGCCAGACGATATCCACAATGCCCAATACCTGAGCCATGGTTGGGTTTTCTCCTTACACTTGGAATTCAAGGGAGCCGGCGAGCACCATGAGGTTGCCGACGATCTTGATCTGTTGACGGCTTTCGAGCCGGTTCCTGTCGTCGGATGCCCGCTGGAAGACGCTGGCCTTGACCGTCGCCTGGACATTCTCGATCCAGACTTTCTCGCCATAGAGTTTGCAGCGCGCGCCCCAGGAGGCATGCATGCGGCGCGGCGTGACGACGGCGCTGCCCGCGTCCTCGTCATCATCGAAGCGACTTGCCATAGATGCATCGCTTTCGTCGTCGACCAACTTGGAGCGCGGATATTGCAGCGAGACGTAGGCCGACCAGTCGTAGCGAATGCGCGACAGCGTCTTCGGCGTCATGATGTCCAGCCAAGCACGATCGGCGACGCCAAGACTTGAGGTCTTGTATGTCGTGATGATGCGCGAGATCACCGTCGAGCCATCAGACAGATGGTCGAAGGTGCAGATGCCCTTGTTCAAGAGCAGGTTCTGTTCGCTGTCGGTGAACTGGTCCGCCGGCGCCGGCGCTTCGACACCAGGAACGACTAATGACCGCAGCTGCCGAGCCGGATCGTTCGTCAAGTGGAAGGCGCAGAGAGCCATAACCGATGCCGAGAGAACCCAAGGGCTGGTCGGCGATCGGTTGAGGCCCATGGCGGTCAGGTTCGGCGAATTGGTGAGCATGCCGAAGGTACCGAGCGCCCCATAGGTGCCGCGCTTGGCGACATAGCCGTGGACATCGAGCTTCGACGTCGCCTGGTAGCGGACGCGCAGCCACTCAGCGAGTGCCGCCATGTTGGTGGCATCCGCCCAGGGGCTGTTGATATCGGTGAACCAGGTGTTCGCAAGGAGATCGAGCACCGTCTGCAGCACGGGGTTGCCAGCGCCACCAGCCATATCGACGACTGTGATCGTCAGGCCGGACGGAACCGGAGACGCTCCCGCATCGACGCGCAGATCGATGCCGTTGCCCAACTCACCGCCGTTGCGGGCGGTGCAGGTAACGACGCCAAGCGCCGAGGCCGCCGTGACCACGTTGTCCAGGTCCGCGTTGATGGCAGCCGCCAGTGCCGCAGCCATTACCGTGACCGTGTCGGCCGGATTCGCAGTGAAGCGGATCGCCCGGCCGGCAATCTTGAACCGCAGAACGGAGGCCTGAGGCACGGCACCCGCGAACGTGATGGTGCCGGTCGCCTTGACCGCGCCGCCGGCGTCGACCGCTGCCGTCACGAAGAGCGGCGAGGTTTTGTTGGCCTTGCGGAAAGCCGCGATCTGTTCGGCGCCGATCGAGCCACGGCCGCAAAGGTCGATGCCTTCCTCGCCGCGCGTCACCTCGACGATCTGGCCGGGCGCCAGAGTGCCGCTGGCAAGCTTGTGGACAACGATCAGCGGCTTGGTCGGATATGGCAGGACACCGGAATTTGAATAGTTCGGCTTGACCTCAAGGAGGGTCGCCGGCTCAAGCCAATCATAGGGGATTTCATCAAAGTCCATGGCTTACTTCTCTCCTTTGGACCGGCGCGTGCGCGGCGGTGTTTCGGTTTCGGTGGCGCCGGCAAGCGGATCGTTCTCGGGCGTTTCGCCTTCCGGAACGACTGACGGCTCGCCTTCCTCTTCGGGATCTGCAGGCGCCACGACAGGGCGCTCGGCTTCGACCAGGTCGCCGCAGGCGATGCGACGGCGGACGAACAGCGTGTTCGGCGCGTCCATGCCGTCAGCCGGCCACGGCCTGCCGTCTTCCTGGTCGACGGTGCAGCCCTCGGCGGGCTTCAAAAATCCAAGCATGGTTTACTCCTCAGGTAGCTCGGTTAGGTCGGTGGCAGCGGTTGTGTCCGGATCTTCGGCAAAGGCCCAGGACACGCCGATCCGCTTGAGATCGTCGAGCGTCACCAGTCGGAAGGCAGCTGGGCTGATCTGGAAGGCGACGTTGAAATCGATCTGGGCGATCACGACGTTATCTTCGGTCCAGCCATCGGCGATGACGCTGTTGGAACCGGTGACCGTCGCGACGCCGACGCCTGGGATCTCGGCCCCCTGCAGCAGCGCGACCGCGACATCGATCATGGCGTCGAGGCCGAGACCGCGCCTGTCGCCTTTGAAGCGGGTTTCAAGGCCGTTCGAAGCCTTGAAGATGAGGACCAGGCGCCAAAGCATCTGACCTTTCAGGATGCGGCCGCTCGCCGCGTCGGGCTTCATTCCGGTCCACGCCAGACCGATGAAGGGAGCCTGCTTTACGAGACGCTCAAACTCCTTGATCGTCAGGGTCTGCGGCACGCGCTCGATGGTGAAATCTTTGGCGGGGAAGGCAAGCCGCAGCCGCTCGACGATCGGCGGCTCCATCTTGCGGATCGGTGCGTAAGCGAGATCCATCACCAACCCCGTAACGTGTCAGATGTCATGATGCGCGGGCGGTCGGACATGCGCGGGCCGGAGTTGACGGCCGGGCCGGCGGGCTCTGCGGCGGGCACGTCGAGATTGACCAGCTCCTTGGCGATGTTCTCCAGCCACGTGATGATGTCTTTGCGGCCCTTCGACATTTCTTCGCTCGGGTCCGTGTGCTCTCCCTGGGCAAGGTCGTAGCGGGCAAGGATGCAGGCGGCGCGAACGATCTCCGCCGGCGGCGCCGCGATCGGCGCGAAATAGCGGCCACGGATATAGCCGTCGATTAGCGCTCCAGCGTCAGCGAGCACGATATTGACCTTGTCTTCGTCAACCGTCTCGGCCGTGCGGTCCTCCGGCCGGGAAAGCCGGATGATCTGCGTCTCACCGAAGCGGGCGATCATGTCGGAAACGGTTGCGTACATAATGAAGGGTCTCTGCTTTCGGTCGGCTCTGGCGGCCTGGCTGAATTGCCAGGCCGCCCGGTCGGTCCGCCTTGGGAGTTATTTCTTTGCAGCAACCGGCTTCGGAGCGGCGGCGAGTTTCGCCTGCAGATCCTCGACCGCTTCGTTGGCCGTCTTCAGCTGCTTGCCGAGGGCGTCCATTGCGTTGTCGTGGCCGGCCTTCAACTCGGCGGTCTTCTCGGCGACCGCATCCTTCACAGCGTTTGCGAAGCCCGCCTGCAGGCTGTCCTTCAGGGCATCGACCTGACGCTTGACCTCTGCGTCGACGCGCAGCTGGAAGTCGGCATCCGTCATTGTGTTCTCGGCGGTTTCATCGACCTCACGAACCGCGAAGGCCGGGTCGGCTCTGAAGCGCTCAAGCTCGGTTTCGCTCCAGCGATCGGCCGGGTAGAATTCACTGGCAGGATGCTGGATGCCATTGCGCCACATGCCGGGCGAGCTGCAGATGATCTGGATCTTCACTGGATCTCTCCTTCGGGTTTCGGAGAAACGGCCCGTTTCGGCCGCTTGTCAGAAACCCGTCGCCGGCTGGGAGGAGTGCCGGCGACGGCTCGGCGGGCAAGAGTGCCCGCCACCCGGGTCACGCGAGGTAAGGGATGACCAGAACTTCAGCCGTCTTTGCCCAGACGTTGCTATCGCCGCCGTTCACCAGCTCGGCATTGAGGATCTGGCGGGCGACACCTTCGAGCGCCGGCGGCACCACCAGCTTCGTCGGGCGGATGTTGATGACTTCGCCGCCACGCTTGCGGATCGACTGCATGGCGGTGCGCGCCAGGGCGTAGTTTGCGGCGTTGAGCGTCGCCTTGGATTTGTAGCCGAGCTGCCAAAGCCCGAGACCGGCATTGCAGCGGCCATCGACGCCCCAAACAAACTTGCCCTGGTAGAAGACGTTCGGATCGTCAGGGTTCTGCATCGCCGTCAGGACAAACTTCTTGCGGCTTTGGAAGACGAATGGCTTCATCACCTGGGTATCGTCGATCAGATACCATGCGGGGTTGGGGCCATCGGTGAAGTTGGAGACGACGGTTGCGGCGCCGTTCTCGTCATAGCCCGGATGGTCTGTGTCGAAGAAATACTGGCCGTCGTAGCACTTGACCGTCTCGGCCTTCTTCATCAGCGGGAAAACGAGCTGATCGGGAAACTCGGCGGCATCCTGGCCGATCTGGCCGGCGACCGGCGTGAAGATGCCGATCTGATCATCTTCGATCTGCGAACGCTTGATCGAAATCGTCTTTTCGAATTCGCGGTTGCGGATGATGTAGGTCTGGGCCGACAGGTCATGGACGATGCGATCGCCAATCCATTCGCGCATGCCCGGCAGATCGTCGAGACGCGGGTATTCGTTCATGGCCGTGGTGGAAGGCACCGTCATTGCGACAGAGCTGTAGAATGTCGGCACCGAGCTGAACCGCGCATTGTAGGCGGTCGAAAGGCCCGTGTAGATGCCGCGCAGGGTGTTGGAATTGATATCCAAGGCTCGCTCCTTAAAGGGTTTTCAGCCAGACGCCGTCGGCGTCGATGGCGTCGATGGTGCCGATCTGAAGCAGCGCGCCGGCCGTCAGAGTGAAGGTGTCGTCGGCGCTGGCGTAAACAGCCGCGCCAATGTTGGCGACGGTAGCGCCGGCGAGCGGAATGATGCGAACATCCTTCTCGATCTTGACGTACTGGTCGCCGGTCGCGCCGGTCGTATTGTCGATCCGCTCCTCGGCAAACCCGATGAGCTTGACGGCACTGACGTGGCCGGCCGGCACGGCTTCCTTGTTGGCGGTAATGCCAACGGCTGCGCCGCCGTAGATCAGGACGCCGGCAAGGACCGGATAGCCGTAGGCGCGGCCGAGGCCGGGCTTCTTCTTCGCGCGAATATCGTTCGTCGCCGTCATGTCAGTTGCCCTTTCCGTGGAGCGCCTTTGCCGTATCGGCGTAGGCCTTCGGGTCGATGCCCATCATCGCCATGACCTTGTCGTCTTCGGCGGTGAGCGCGCTATCGTCGGCGCCGGGCTGCTTGCGATTGCCGAGGCCACCGGCGTTCAGCGATGGCATCAGCTTGATTTCGCTCTCGACCTCGGTCGGGTTCTTCATGTGACGGGCGATCATGTGATCGCGCAGCGCCGGGACGATCTTCCCGGCCTGAATGGCGCCGTCGATCGCGGTGGTGGCCTTGTCCTGGGCGGTGGAGGTTGCCAGCGTCGTCAACTGCGCCTGCATCGCGACGAGCTGGGTTTTCAGCTCGGCGTTTTCAGCGTCGGTCGCCGACACCTTGCCACGCGTCTGGATGGCGGTGACGAGGGCATCCGGTGCGGTGTCCTTAGCGACGCCGGCGGCCTCGGCGATGCGGGACATCAGAGCGGCGCCGGCCGTCTGTGCCGCATGAGCTGCCGAGACCGCGGCCAAAATGGTCGCCTCGTCGGCAGTCTCGGGAAGGCCAAACACCTTCCGCAACTGTTCAAGCATTGCAGTCTCCTGTTGAGAGTGAAGGGATTTCAGGTCTGTGAGATTGGGATCGTTGGTCAGCGAGACGCGCAGCACCTTGGTCGTCTTGAACGGCTTGGCGGTAGTGTGGTTGAAGACCGGCGACAGGAAGCCGTATTCCTTGGCCGTCACCATGCGCTCGCCCTCGGGCGTCCATTCGACACGGCCATAAAGCCCGTCGTCGCGCTTCTGTAACTCCACGACCCACCCGCGCGCCGGCGCCGAGTGGCCTTTCTTGGCGGCAAGATCGGTGGAGTGGTTCTCGTCAACAGCGAGCTTGTGACCTTCGCGGTTGAAGAGCGAGATCAGCGCGTCCATGTCAGGCGCGGCATAAGGACCACGCCCGTCGACGCCCGTAAACTCGCCGGCAGGAAGCAGGTGCAGCCATTCCGGCGCGGTCGCGTCAGCATGGTTCAAGGCCCGGATAATGGAGTTGATCGCTTTTTCCATGGCACGAGATATGCCATGACGCCGAAGCCCATATCATGCCCGCCCAGGCGGGCATGTGCAGCTGATTGGCGATGAAGGGAAGAGCTAGTCCCGGATCGAGTACCGGTCAACAAAGTCGAAGACGATTTCCGCGATCGACGTCTCGTCGTCATCCGATATACCGAGGAAGGGACGATCGGGCAAGGTCACGCTGTCCGTGACGACCAGGTTGCCGCCGATCCGGAAATAAAGATGGCTGGCAGTCTTCGGCTTGATCTCGGCGCCGAATTGGTGAGCGGCGGCATAGATCGTGTTCGTTCCAACTCGAACTTCATCACTCGACGGCTGCGAACTGATGCTGTCGCGCAGCCGGCCGCTCTCAGTCAGGATTCGGGAATTACGCTTGGTGGCGGCATATTCGGTATTAAGTGACCTCCACGCCTGGCCGTCCGGATCGGTTTGGGTGACGAAGCGCATATGCGTCGATCCCACCAGCTCGACGCCGATCGCCGCCATGACCGGGCGGGTATTGCCCATGAGGTGCTGCAACTGCTCGAAAGCGCGCTGCACCTGGCGGTCCATGACCTGGGTTGTGATCGAGAGCACCGCGCCCGACATATTTGCCTTTCTGCCCGATCGGGCTTATGTTTCAGATGACGCGCCGAGCAGGAAGCGCACCCTTCAGGGTGATTGGGATGGTATTTCCGGCCCCCCGGCGCGTCATTCTCCAAACCGCTGCTTGATCTGATTGGCATTCGTCCGCCGCAGCGAGACGAGATAGATCTCTTCGCGATCACCTTTTTTCACGATCTTGACCGCCGCCTGATAGAGCTGGCCATCATATTCGCCGACGATAGCCCAGCGGCCGCTTGCATCCTTGACCAGGCGTCCCGACGAAGCCAGCCGGCGCGGGATGACGCCATAGGCCGCCGGCGACGCAATCGCATGCTTGAGGTGGCTGCGGATTGTGTCGGCCGACAGGCGCACTTCTGTGCCGACCTTGACGTCGAGCGTTGCGGCAACCTCTTTCGAGGCGGTCGCCACTGGCATCCAGGAGCCGTCCGGCCATTTGCCGCGCAATGCCGAAGAGACGAAGGCCGCGACATTCGCTTCATCTGCAGAGACCGCCTTCGGACCAGGCGCGGTCTGCTCAAGCCACGCCTTGCCGGGGTTGTAAGCAAAGGACGGATCGACGCCGAGTGGCTGATCGGTGCCGAGCTGGTCGAGATCTGGAGTGCGATCGGGACCGGCTTTTCCCAGGCGACGAAGCGCCTGCCGAGAGATCGGCGTGACGAAGCAACCGCATCCGAAACCGTTCGGCGGATATGCCGTTGTCCAGAACGGATCATCTGCGGCGAGGCAACGCCCATCCCAGTCCTTGTGCTGCAGGCGCGGATGGACGGCGCCCGAATGGTGATATTGCCAATAGGGAAAGGTCGCGAGCGTATCCCGCTCTGTCATTTGGGCATAGCGGCCAGCGGCGTAGGCCGTGCGCAAGTTTGTTTCGAAGATCGTTCGCGTTCGCCAGCCGCGCTCTCCCTTGTAGCTCCAGCCGTGCGTCTTCACGATGCCGTCGAAGTCCTTGCGGAAGTCTTCGAGCGTGGTGCCCTGTTCCAGCGCCTTGGCAATCGAGTCTTTGAAGTCGTCGACAATCGCCTTCGAGTTGGCGCCGGCGACCATGAACATCTTCGAATGCGCCCCATCCCAGACGTCACGCCAGCTTTCGGTCGGGGTGCTAACTTTCTGCCGTAGAAATGCTATGGCTTCATCGAACGGCAGGTTGACCGCCGAAACCGTCTCCCCTTTCGCTCCCATCGCCTTCACGCTCGTTTTCAAAGGCGCTTCAAAGCCCGTAGAAGCGTTTTTGGTGACTTGCGCGGCGCTCACCCGTCCGGAGTAGCCCGCGCGCGCCAGCGGCCCGCTATTCATCGGCACTCCTGAGGTCGTCGATCAGCGTGGCCTGGCCTGCAAGATGCGCCAGCGCCATGCCGCGCGCCATCGCCTCGGCAAGCGCATCCGGTTCTAGATCGAGCTTGGCGATACGCTCGGCCGCGTCCCTCAAATCGGTGGCCTGCATCAGTGCTGTTTTAACTTGGTCGACCATCCCGCCGAGCGCGCCGGCCGCATCTCGCTCAAGCTTGGCGGCCAATTCGTCGACGACGATATCGTTGGCAGATTTCGCATGCGTCGACTTGAAGAGATGATTGAAGGCCGAATGAACGGTCTTTTCCGGCCTGCCCTTCTTTGCCGGCGGCACAGCTGCAGGATCTGCGCTTGGCGCAGCCTCAGGCTTGCGGCCGCCGACCAGGATGGCGCCGGCCTTCGGCGCCGGGATGCCCATACGGTCGCGCAGGTAGCTCTCCTCGGCTGTCAGACCGTGCAAAGCGAGCTTGTCAAAGGCCTCGGCAAATTCGCCGAGTGGCACTTCGTCCGGACGGCCGACGCGCACCTTCGGATAGTGATCCTGCGGCCCGAAATTGAAGGCGACGATGTTGGGGATGATCTGCTCATTGAGCGTCGACGAAACGCACCTGGCATCAGCCCGCTCAATATCTTCCTGGACGAGGCGATGCTCTTTCCCGACCGCATGGCCGCCCGCAATGGCATCCGTCGTCGCCGTCTGGCCGAGGACGAGCTTGGAGACCTGCCGGTCATGCCAGTCAGCACGGCGTTCATACATATCCGTCGTGGTGCCCTTGGAGCCGACTTCCGTAAGCTCGATCAGCATCTCGCGTGGGATGATCGCAGCGCAGTCGCCGGCAATGCTGCTGACGGCGCGCCAGAGTACGTCCTTCTCCGCCTCGGTGGCGCCGCGTCCATATTTGCCTATACGGATCGGCTGACCGAAATTCTGGCAGAAGATCGCCCAGTCCTTCACGGTGAAGGCTTTGAACATCCACGCCCAGCAAGCCACGCGGGCAATGCCGGCACGGATCGTCAGGCCGGACTTCTGCTTGTGGCGATGGATGATGAACTTATGTGGCGGCAGCTCGATGCCGGAGACGCCCTCGCGCAGCAGAACGGTTTCGCCATCGTTATAATCGAAGGTGAACCAGCGCTGCGTCCTCCAGGTCAGCTCACGTGGCAGCATGTTGCCGAGGCGATACTGCCAGTCGATTTCCATGACGGAGAGACCTTTGCCGATCGCGTCAAGCATGTCGAAAAGCGAGGCCTGCAGGATTTCGTCATCGAGCCACGACTGGACCAGGGCGGCATGCTTCTGGTGTTCGGCACTGTCCGAGGCGGCCTTGACCGTGATCGGGAGCTGGGCCACCGATCGCTTCCGAGTCCCGAGCACGCCGGCATAATGAAGGTCGCGCTCTTCGATGTCCTCGGCGAGTTCGAAGTAAGGCTCCGGTTCGCCGTTGGCGGCGGAGCGAAGAATGCCGGCGAGCTTCTGCGGCGTCATGCCGTCCGCCGGATGGCCGGAATACGGATTGCGAACGCTCCCGATGCGTCCCTCGGCAACCTGCTCCATCAGCTCGCGGCCGAGAACGACACGGCCCAACCAGTCACGAAATGAAGCCATCAAAGCGATCCTCTCATATGAACATCCACCGATCGGCTGCGATCGTCTTCCCGCGCCGCCCTGCTCGGATGAACTTCCTGCGGCTTGCCACGGTCTCTTGCGGTCTCGTAGACGTAGGCGATGAAGTCCTGGCAGCTCGCGAACCAGGCAAGGGCGCCGGCCGGCGCCGTGTCGCCGTGCCGATCAAAACCGTCGACACCCTTGCTGGAATGACCGTCCGGCACTTTGATGATGCCGTTCACATAGGCGAGCGCCTGGTGATCGGTCAGCACGTCGGCGTCATACGGCAGCAACACTGTCTTGTCGGAGAACGCCTCGATGTACGCCGGCATCTGGAGGCCGTACCACTTAGCCGACAACATCACTTCGACGATGTTTTCGCCCCAGCGCTGACGAGCTTTTTCCGCCAGGTACTGGCCGTTGCCACGCGCATCGAGCGCGCCGCCCATCATCCTCGGGAGGGCGTCGCCAATGTAAAAGAGGATATCGCGCTGCTGATCAAACGGAATGTTCTTCAGCTCGACGACCAGGCGGGCGCGGCGGACGAGGTCGGCGCCGATCTCGAAGACGACGATGGCAGTCTTGTCGCCGCTGCGGGCGAAGTCTTCGCCGAAGCAATGCTCGCGCTCGGGATCGAGCGCCTCTAGAAGAGGCTTCAAAACACCTTCACAGAATTCCAGGGCTTGCTCTTCGCGCTCGAAATCGTCGAGGTTCTTGAAGTCATCGGGACGATCCCAGCGAACGACGGCCGGCAAGTCGCGCGACATGCAGCTCTCGATCAGGACGCGGGACAAGGCCGAGCCCTCCGCCTCGGCCGGGATAGCGTCCAGCTCCTGTTTCATCTTCGCGGTGCGCGTGCCGTAGGCGCTGCGGATCTCGGCTTCCCAAGCGTCCTGCTTCTCCTGGGACCATTCGTCTCCCTTGATCAGGCAAACGCGTTTGTAGAGGCCGTTCTCCACAGCATCGCCGAAGGAATATTTATGGATCTTGAAGCCGTTCTTCCCTGCCTCGGCTTCCTTGATCAGTTCGTTGAACGGGCTGCTGATGCCATTGTGCGAGGAGATGATCCGCACCTTGCCGCCCCAGATCAGCAGGGCGCCGACCGCATCGACGACACCACGAACGTCACGATGGAATGCCGCTTCGTCGATGACGACGGTGCCCTGAAGACCGCGAATGTTTTCCGGGCGAGAGGATAGCGCCTCAATGCGGAAGCCGGATGCAAAGCGGATGATGTAGCTGGAAATCGCGTTTGTGGTGCCGTCTTCCTTCTGGTCGAAATAGATGCCGTCCTCAATCGTCAGCAGCTCCTTCGACACGGTCTTGGCGAAGTGGGCGGCATAGCCGATGAATTCGCGGCCCTTCGGCTTCGTATCCGGAATGTAGAAAACATTCTGCCCGCCAGCCGAACGCCGGGCAGCGGCGATCAGCGTGCAGTCCAGAGCCTCGGCAAAGGTGATGCCCGTGCGTCGGCCCTTGGCGCAGATCTTCAGGGTGCTTTCGTCGGCGATCCAATCCGACTGGTGCGCCATGAGAACGCCTTCGGCCAAAGGGTCGAGATCGTCGGGAATGTCGCCGCCGCGCGGAAAGTCGTCTGGCAGTTTCTCGGGATCACGCGACAGGACGGGCGGATCAATCCATTTGCCACGCGGCAGGCCGGGAAGAGCTTCAGCCACGATGCACCTCCATGACCTGAAGGCCGGTGCCACGGCAGGCGCTGCACTTCGCCTTGAGGTCATAGCTGATCGTTGCGATCGAGCCGTCCTTTCGGGTGGTGATACGCTTAATGCCGAGACCAACGCCCCGGCACCGCGAACAGGCGGGTGATGTCGCGGCAACATCGGACATCAGGCTGTTTCCTTTCTCGGACGAACACCAAGGAAGTCGCGGCGAGCGCGCGCGATCGCCTCCTTCGAGATGCCAGGTTCTTTCGATAGAGTGTCCAGCGCCCGCTCTGCATTGGCCTTCATGTCGGCCTCCGCCTTGCGCGCCTTCTCCTCGGCTTCTAGCTTGAGACGGCGGCTCGACGACGAAGCCTGCGCAGCTGCGGCAGCGCGCAGCGCGTTTGCCAGCTCCATCGCGCCCTTCGGACTGATGCCCGCTTCACCCGACGACTGCAGCACTTCGAAGATCAGCGTCTTGATCGCCTCGGCCGCGATCAGCGTCAGATCGTCGGAGCCTGCCGCATCCATCCGTTGGGAGAGTGTCTCGGCGATGTCACGCGTCTGTTCCAACCGGCGCGATAGCATCGCCAGGCGGATGGAATAGCGGTTGAAGGCCGAAAACGACGGGATGTCGAAGGCAAGGCCCAGCTCGCCCTGCAGCGCGATCAGCTTCGTCTTAAACTCGGCGAAGATTTCGAGCTGGGTGCGATCTCGGTTGGCAAGCTCATGCGCAGCCCAGTTAACGATCGGCTCGCATTCATCCGGCAACAGATCGATAGCGGAGAGTTTCCCACGTCCTTTGGACATACTCAAATCCCCGGTCGAACGGGTGACGGACGCTTGATGCCTTCAATGAAGTGCTCACGCCGAAGGTGACGCCAGCCAGCCGGCGTCAGGGTCGCGATCTTGACCGTCCCTGCATCCAGAACGGTGATCGCGCCCATGTTCGCCATCCAGTCGAGCTGCTGATGAATCCACGGCCGGTCCTGGTAGATCGCAAACCGGTTCAGCGCTGGTTCCATCATGCTCGACGACAGGCTTTCGTTTGGCTGCTCTGCCATTTCCTTCAGGAGGATCAGCCGGCCTTCCTCCCGTTGCATATTGGCGTAGTCGATACCGAGGCTCATGCTGCGTTCCTTGCCTGTTCGATAAGAACATCCTGAAGGCGCTCTCCGATCGCCTGGATGGGTTTGAGGCGCTCGTCCATTGCGGAGAACCGGCCGGCCAGCGTCGCGTCCTGGGCATCCAGCCGGCCCATGATCTGCGCCATGGTCATTTCGATGCGATGCGTCGTGTCGCGATCGGGCAGATGCTTCATGTCGCTCTCCAGCATCTGGACGCGGCGATCGTGCTCAATCAGCTTCTTTTCGTTGGCGTCGGTCTTGCTCTCAAGCTTCGATATTTTATCGGCGAGCTGCTTTTCTCCTGAGCTGAAGAAGCTCTTCACCAGGGCAACCGCGTTCGCGGTATTGAGAAAGAGCGAGACGTACAGGACGATGTCTTTGAGATCCATTAGCGGTTCCTACGCATGCGCTGTTCGGAGCGCGTCTGGCATGCAATGCACCGGGTGGCTGAAGGCATCGCCTCACGCCGCGCCGGCTCGATTTCCTTTTCGCAGTCCAGGCAATCGGAACTGCCATCGCGTTCCAGGGCGGCTTGCAAACGGCGGATGCCGGCCTGCCGTTCTTTGGCCGCCAGTTCTTCGGCCTGGTCGTAATTCAGCTCGATCGTCACGGCGCGGCTCCATTCGCCGCGTCGATCGCGGCTACGGCTGCGGCCCGGCGCCGATCGCAAGACCTGATCTCGAAACGATCAGTCGCTGACATCTCGAAAACCTGATCTTCGGGCACCGAGTTCGTCGCAGGGTCTACGGCCGGCTTCGGCGCGAGAACACAGGGCCGCCGCGCCTCAGGCGGCACGACGATCGGCGTCGGCGCCGGGATCAATGTGGCCTCCTTGCGCTCAGTCTGGGAGCAAGCCGACGCGATCACCGCTGAGACCACAACGGCCACCCTTGCCGTCCCCCTTAGGAAGCTGCGCATTCTTCGTCCTCAAATCTGCAAGTGTCTGTTGGTCGGACCGGCTTTGCTCTGCCATGACCGCCTGGATTTTCACGACCGCGGCCGCCTGGTCGGCAGCCCGCTTGTTGGTGTCGGCGTTCGCCTTCTCGATTTTGGCTGTCCAATATGCGTCGCGCTCATCACCCTTCAGCGTGACCGCGTCGGCGACCATTCCCCGGATCTCGCGAATACCGAGATACGCCGTGCCGAGGACCGCGATGACCAGGACCACGATGAGGATCAACCGGACCAGTGGCTTCGAAAACAACGCGGTCACTGGACCTCCTCTGCGTTCGCCGAGGTCGAGGCCATGATTGCGGCAGCACGAAAATCTGCGGCGCCGGAGAACCGGTGGACGCCGAGCATGGCGGCGATAAGCAGGAAGGTGCTGGGCGTGATGATCGGCGCAAGCTGCACCGCCTCGGCCGAATGATAGATGATGGCCGAGACGAGGATGAAGGCGTTCACCCCCCACGCAAACCAGAACGACGCCCAGATCTGGCGCCGTGAGAGCGTATAGCTCGGTTTCGTGGACCGACGTTCAGGCCTCATTGCGGGAGACCTCGCCGATAGTGATCGCCCGAACTCTTCCGCCAACGGGCTGCTCGCCCGTCTTCGGCCAGCGGATGCCAACGCAGCGGCGCTTTTCGACAGGCGAGAATTTTACGCTGTTGCCCTGGTTGCCGCCGAGAACAATGTAATTCTCATCATCCTCGCCCGCGTAGAGGCCGACATGACCGCCGCCAGGCCGCTGGAAGACGAGGATAGCGCCTAGCGCCGGCGCCGGCATTGGCTGCCCGAACTTCGCCCACTCTAAGGCGCCGAGCGGGTTCGACGGCAATTTCTCCTGCGGAAGTGTCGTCGAAATCAGATTGCCGATGAACAGGCCGCACCAAGGCGTATCGTCGTTGGTGTAAAAGCTGGCGATCCAGCCGCCGAGCCTCTTCGCCCAGCCGAGAATTGTCGGATTTGAGCCGGCGCCGGCAATCTCTTTCAGCCCCATGAACCGCCGTGCCTCGCGCATCCACACGGGCTCCGCCGGCTTGGGGGGCGCAGGTGTGACGACAACCGGAGCGCTGCTCGCGGTTCGGGCTGGGTCATAGCGCAGCGCCTCGACGGTGGCTTCATCCGCCTGTCCCGTTTCCGGCAAACACTCAGCATGCTGAAAGCGCTTCAGCGCCTCGATCGCGGCCCGGCCGTGAGCGTCATCGACGACGCCGGCATAGGCACCGTGCAAACGCAGGCGCTGGATAAGCCACTGATCAAAATTTGCCATGAGATCGCCCCTGCCGGATTAGCCGCGAAGCGGCTGAACATGGGGCGACAATAGCTTTGCAACCGGCCTCGTGGTCATGACCGCCAAGGCGGGCGGGACTAGAACATTTCGATTTGTCGGGGATCTTTTTCCGGTCTGCCGATCGTGTTCGGCGATCGCCGGAAGAGCTTATCGACGCCGGTCTCAGTCAGGCCGAGGCGTCGAGCAATCTTTCCGTTACTCTCGCCCAATGCGCGATAGTGCTGCGCACGAATTTCGCGGGCCAACGGCACTCTTATATAGCTGCCAGGAAAAAGTTTGGAAAGCCTTGCTGCATGATCGAGACCGATATCGGCCGCAAGCTGCGATCCGTGCGCTTCGACGGGCACATAAAGCCGAATGCCGCCGTGGGCTTCGGTCAAGGCAATGAAGCCTTCGACGCCAAGCGCGTCGAGCAGTTCGCCGGTCAGATCACTCACTGGCACTCTCCCAGCCCGAGCTGCATCTCAAGGCGCATCTGCTCCGCACGTAATTTGCGCAGACGCTGTTCCCTACGGATGCGCGTCTCGGCATCCACGCCGCCTCTTTGAAGCCTCTTCAACAGGTCGTCGCACTTGGCTCTGACGGCTGCGAGTTCGGTGCTTTCAAAGAGTGGCAGAGCGTGTGGCATTGTCATGCTCCTCGTGAAACGGGCAGGTCGCCGGATCGGCCCCTCCCCGCACGGATGCGATCACCGAAGCTGTTCATGACGATCTGCCAGTCGGCGGCGGCGACCTCCTGGAGCATGGCCCTGCCTGTCAGCTTTGCCACTTCGCTGTCGAAGCCTTTGCGGACCAAGAGACCCGCGCCTGGCGTCAGGACCTTCCATTGCGCCCAGGCGACCTTTGCGCCATCCGCCGCCAGCCAGTCATAGCCGTTTGTGTTGCCGTAGGAGACGCCGGCCTCGCGATTGATCCAGCCCTTTAGCGCCTCGATCGCGCGCCTGGCATCGTCGGCGTAGACGAGGAAGCGCGTGTGATCGATGCCGGTCTGACGTTTCACAAATGCGATAAGCGCCTTGTCGTCGCGGTCGCGAACGATGCCGAGATTCCAGGCGGCGATCCAAAGCGCCTGCAGCTTCTTGGCATATTTACCTGTCAGCTTTTGACGCCCTCCTATCCGACGGGCTGCGGGGGCTTTGATAAAGCCCTCGTTTCTAAAGACCGATAAAACCTTCTCACGCTCGGCCTCGGACATGTCTTTGGCGGAACGCTTGCCCGTAATACGCTCAAGCTTGGCGCGGTAGGTATCGTCGTCGAGGCCGAGATGCTTCTTAGCAACATGGATTGCAGCGATCGAGGCGGTCATGCGATGATTCCGTTCGAAATGCGCTGGGGGCGATTCTTATGGGGCGTTATCTGAAATGGAGCCTGGTAGGCGGGGCGGTCGGCATGCTTGCCGGGACCTTCGCATTTCCGGTTTTCCAGGCCTGGATACGTGAGTTTCAGGGATTGATAACCGGACTGGCCGCTGTCTTCGCCGCAAGTATCACTATCGGGAAAATGGATGCGACCATCCGGACCATGGAAAGGACTGACGAGGCTGCACAGTTTCGACATGAGCAATCTCAAAGACAGTCGCAAAACGCTCTCGCTCTGGCCCGAGAAATAGAGCGAGAAAGCGAGCGGCGGCACCGCCAAATGATGGCGTTGACGCTGAGGTCGGATCGATTGAAAGTCAGCAGGCTTGTTGGGCCCGTCCTGCCATCCATCATCCGGGCAATAGCAGAGTTGGGTAGCATTATCTCCCGGACCGGTCTTGATGACGTTGGGAGCCAAATGCTCTTTGTATCCGAAGTAGAGAACTGCGTGAATTTCCTCACTCATTATCTCAACAACCCACAGATGAAAGAAGCCTACGAGCTCTTCGACGGCAAGCTTGCGATCGATTTTCAAGACGCGCAGTACAGAGCCAACCACCTTCGGGCGGCAGCCCAAAACCTCATGGAAGAAATTCGAAACAAGAGCAAAGAAGGCGAACCTGAGGTGACGATTTTCGTTGCCGTCCAGAGTGATCTCAAAAGCATGATGATCAGAGCTCAGCTTCTTAAAAATTGCCTGGAGGAGGTGCGACAGGGACTTAGTGCCCTCGCTGACCTCTATTTGTCCGAGGGCTATGCTCTCGGAACAAATATCTAATACGCCGAGAATTACATCGCCATTGCAATGGCAGGGCGCTTCACAGCGCGCCTGTAGTTTAGTGGCAGTGGCCGGAGGAACTGAATGCCAAAGACAAATCGAGGACGGATCCTCGCCGCAGCGATTCTGGTAGTTGCCACCGCGCTTCTTATACCTGCCGTAGCAGGTGGCATCGGGGATCCCTGGGGAAAGTTCGTGTCGGATTATCAGACATTGATCACAGGCCTCGCTGCTGTCGGAGCCGCCACATGGACCATCTCGGTGATGGAAAAGACGGATGCGCGACAGGGAGAGCGACACGCCCAACTTGTTGAGCTTTCGCTGCGGAGCGATCGGCTCGCAGTGGAGCGCGCAGTCTACCCTCAGGTACTGGGGCTTTCTCAGGCGGGTTATGCATTCGCTAGGCTGAAAACCGAGATGCTCAAGATAAATACTCTTCGCGGTCAGCTCGGCTTGATTGTGCAAGAAGCCTATTGGGTTGAGACGTCGTGCCGAGACCTTGTCGCTCTTCTCGAACGGGCACAACTGGTAGAGGGGAGCCGCCTTTTCGACGGCATTCTGACCTACAAACTGCATTGGCTCCGCGAAAACAGCAAGGAAGCTCAGGCGCTTCTTGAGACCTTCTCGAGAGGGAGTCGATACACCGCGCCCAGCTTTGCTCTCGATGATCAAGATGGATATTTTCGCGTGAACTATCTCTACGGACAGATAATCAAGCTTGCCGATGAACTCCCCGTAATCGTTGAGCTGCTTTCGGCAACTGCCAAAAGGTACGGAGTTGAACGATAACATCCGACGCCCCTAAGCCTTTGCCATGTCGATAGTAACGGCTTGCCACGCCTCGGCGATAGTCTTTCGCCGGTAGAAACGAACATATTCCTTAGACCCGGTCACGCGCATTGCGTCACGGATCGCATCCATGGCTCGCTGCCAGCGGGGATCTTCGATCTGATGACGCAACAGCATGAAGATTTCGGCGCGATTGATCTTTCCCTCCTTGTCCGTATTGAACGCGCGAGTGATTATGGACTGGATCTCTGCGCGACTATCCGCCGACCACTCGGTCAGGCATTCGTCTATGATAGATTTCGCGACCTGCAGCTCCGATCCGAAGTCGATCTGCTCGGCTACCTGCACTTGGACCTTCATCAGTCCGTCGATCGTCTGATACGTTCGGTTCCCCTTGGCGCCACCGATCTTGGCGCCGTATTCCTGGGCGATCAACGCGTCAAGACTGCCAAGGTCGGTCATTGTATGGCCTCGGAACCGGGCGATCTGTGCACTGACGTCAATCGCAAAATTGATGATCTTCCTGACAGTCTCGTCTTCCAGTTTGTGCTGGGGTTTCACCAGCGAGAGCGGCACGTATGCTCCCTTCGCATCGGTCATGAATTCCTTGCCGTTAATGAGCGTGACGCCATCGGTGCGTTCTTCGAGTATCGCAGCTTCCATTTTACCTGTTCCTTTGTTTGACGGCGGTGGCGCGTAGGTTGCTGACAGCCTTCATGAGCTGCCGGCGCGCATTTGGTTCTCCGACCGTGTGAGTGACTGTTTCCAAATAGCTGAGCGCGCTCACGACGCGATCGACCGCGGTTCGAAGGGGCTCCGTCGGCAGACGGCGTTTGACCGATGGAGCAGAGGATGTCTCGTTCACGCTCGGCCCCCTCCCGCCGGCGTATGTGCCGGAAAGGCGACGACGTTGGCGCCGACAAGCGCCAGGCCGTGCTGACGGCCGCTGGAGAGGCGTTCCCGCCGCTCCAGCATTCGCTTTTCTTCCTCGATCTCCTCGGCGAGAGAAATCGCCGTATTGAGGCGGCGGACGAGGTTGCCGACGTCCTCGCTAGTGAAGAACTTTCCACCGTGGACGTGCGGTTTCAGTTCTTCGCGAAGATGGGAAAGGCAGCCCGATACGAGTTCTGAGCAGCTCATGACCTCCTCCCGAAATCCGGTTTGATGACGTTTCCGTCGCTGTTCAGAATGAAGTTGGCCGCCGCTTCGGCAGCGAGCTGTTCGACAACCTCGCGGCCAGTCTTGCCGGCTTCGCAAAGCCGATAGATCTGCACTTCGCGTTCGAGGCTCGCAGCAAGTTTGCCGAGGATCTGGAGTTGCTTGCGAAACGCGACGACGTCGGCATCTTTGGCGCGGTCGGGAGAGACCAGTTCGTCAAAGCGCCTCCGCGCGTTGGCAATTTCGGTGCTGAGGATCAGGGCGGCGCTCATCCCAAATCCTCCACGTCGCGATTCTTCCAGGCATCCTGGATATCCTTGACGGTGACGGAACGATCGTCGGCGAGCGCGATCATGCTGGCGAGTTTCATCGTCTTATCGATCTGCCCGAGAGCGCCGCCCTTCATACCGATCCCGGTGAGCAGCTTGACGCTGTCCAGATCAGTGACGTCCCAAGCCCTGATGTAGGCGGCGACGTCTTCGGCATACGGCTTCTGCCGCTTTAGGTGCTTGCCGATGCGGCGCTTCAACTGCGCATAGGACTTTCCTGCTGCCTGTTTGGCAAAGCGGGAATAGACCTCTTCGTTGCCAACGAGAGCAATGCCGCATTGGTAGATGTCGGAGAAGTGCCGGAGCTGATTGATTGCGTCGTCGACGAGGTTCTGCGCTTCGTCGATGATGAGCAGCGAACCGCCTCCGATGCGCTGCAGCCTAGCGCCGATTGCTCGGGTCAGCTTTGCCGGGTTGTTCTCGTGAACTTCCAGCTCTGCCGCCAATTCGACGAGCATCCCGTGAACCGTCCGAGTATGCGGGCTAACGGTCGCATGGAAGACATGCGGATGCGTGGCTCGATAGTGCCGGCAGGTGGCAGTTTTGCCGAAGCCTGCGCCGACCGTGATCATCACCAGATCGGCTGTCATTTGCGCCCACTGGAGCGTCTGGGCAATTTCCGAAGCGATGCGTGTTTTCACAAACGCCGGCGATGTCGGAATGGCAGGCATGCCGGCGGCTTCCACCACCGCGTCCACCCACTGGCGCATTTGCCGGTTCATGTTTTCGAGCCTGCCGAGGTAGGTTCCCGAGAACCACTGGCTAAAGGTGCCCTCCTTCATGGCGCTGCGACGGGTGACTTCCGCCTTGCTCCACGAGTTGGCGATTGCCAGCTCTGCTACCTGCTCCCGGATCGCGCGCCAGTCGTCGATGTCATCGACATGCTTAGAAAGAAAGTCGATCGAAGGTTCGGGCTGTTCCCAGCCTGTCATCCTACTTGTGTCGACGTGTTTATTCATACTAAGGTTCCTTTGTGTTGCCCTTGAGGGCTGATTTGGCGGGCGGGGTTGAACCCCGCCCTATTTTTTTGTCGGAACCGGACGCACTACATTTCGGCTCTGCTATTTCAGTCGGACGCACTATTTTCCCGACCGATCCCCCTTCGGGAATTGGATGACCGCGTTCTCGCCCGACACTCGGGACAAGGCGCGGGAAAAACGGTCTTCGAACGCACCGTCGTCGCCGGCCGGCTGCTGTTTCAGCGCCAGATTGCCGGTCGACAGGCGTGTGATTTTCGGGCGGATCGGCTCTTCAGGCTGCGGCATTGCCGGCTCGCCTTTGGCCAGGAGATCAGCAAGCTGCGCAGCGGTTAGCGCCGCAATTGCGGCCTTCTCAGCGGCCACGGCCTTTTGGTAATCACGACGCTTGCGAGCGTGCTGGCGAGCCGCATCCTGATCATCGAAGCCGGCATCGGCGATGCAGGGCGCTTCGCAAATCAAAGTGTTCCTCAGGTCGTAGACGCGGATAGAGCCGTGCAGGTTGTCGGGATCGAACCGGATCGTCACTTTCTGCCCGGCGTACTGGTTCAACTCACGGCTCCAGTAGCGGTTGCCGTGATAGTGGATCTCCCCACTGCCCTTCTGTGCCCGGATTGCCTCCGAGGCGAGCAGCCATAGTGCTCGCTGAGCAGCCGTAGGCCACCGCACGATAGCCCCGCCATCGATGCTCGCCTGGAACGTTTCGTCAAAGCTGCGGCCTTTGCAGGTTTGAGACTTCCGGCCGAGACGCGCGTTATGCTCGGCGATCTCCCGGCCGACATGTGCGCGGAAACCATCAAGAGGCACGGCGCGACTGCCGTAGTTTTCCGGTTTGGCGTCCGGCTTGTTGCCGGTATAGGCGCCGGCGCAAAATGGGTGCTTGGAGATGTTCTCGGCGAGATCACCCCAGGCGCGCTCGATCGGCTTCGACTGGCCGGAATACGGGTTTGTCCAGCGCGGCTCGATGCCGAGGGTAACGAGCAGACCTTCCGGATCCTCCTCCCGAACCTTGAAACGATAGCGGGTAGCAGCGCCGCCGGAGATCCATTTCGATGCGAACGATCGGCCGTTATCGAGGTAAATGCGATCAGGGATGCCGTAGCGCTCGACCATATCGCCGATGACGAGGCGCACCGTTTCCTTGTTTTCGCTATCAGAGATCCGCCATGCGACGATCTTGCCGGAATAGAGGTCCTGGATGCCGAGCAGGAACATGCGAACCGGCTGTTCCGACCATGGCACCGAAACGAAAACGTCCAGCTTGTGGCCATCCATGTTGACCATCTGCATGGCGTGCAGGTGCGATCGAGTGCGTCGTTGGGCGGGATAGAGCCCCTTTGCCTTTTCCTTCCCCTTGCGAGCCAACTGCTGGACCGCTGCGGACACTTCAGCGTCGAGGCGACGGCGGAGGGAGCGTTCATGCGGGATGGGCGACCACCCCTGCTTCGCGGCCACCTTGATCATGCGGCGATAGCAGGTCGAGAACTTCGGCGCTTCCGCGCGGAGATAATCAGACGTCAGATATTCCCACGCCTTCGGATGGCATTCCGAGCGGCTCCGCTCATTGGTATAGTTCGGTGCCAGAGCGGCAAGCCAGTCCTGACGGTCGATCCCCTCGACCATGCGGCGCCATTCGTAGAGCGCCGACTTTTCGACACCACCCTTGTTGCAGGCCATAAGGACGGCAGCCTTGGCAGACATGCCGGCGCGCTCAAGCTCATCGGCCATTTGAAGGGTTCTCAAACGGGCTTCACACACCGCTTTCTGATGCACTGGCAACGCGTCGTATCGCTGCCAGAGGGCTTTCTTTTCCTGCGCTTTCAGATCCTTGTCGTCGTTTGCTGGAGCCGAGTGGACGATCAGCAAACGCGTTTGCGCCGCCTGCGGCAGAAGTGAAACGTGATATTCCCAAACGGGTTTTGTCTTCCCGCTCACCCGCCGAGAAGTGGCCTCGTTCACACGCCACTTCGCGCGGGCAAGGTTGTCGAGGCTCTTCTCCGTGCGCGGAAGGTCCGGCAGGTTGGCCGCAATCAACTCGGCTATGGTGTAAAACTGCTTCACGCTTAACGTCCGCGTCGCTTGATGTTGATGGGAGTGGATCGGAGAGCCTTCAGCTCCTGGGCGAGCGCTCGCTGCTCCTGCTGAAGTCGTGCAATCTCGGCCAGTCGGGCTTCGTCGCCCTCAAGCATGATCAGCCCGTCCTCCGAGACGATCAGATCCCAAAGCCAAAGAGCGCCCGTCGCGCGTACGAAAGCCTTGAAACGGACAAGGCTGATGTCGTGGGAGGCCTTGCTTTCCGCTGTGTAGGCGTCGAGTGTGGTCTTGGAGAGGTTTGGCAAGCCGAGATATTGAGCCATGCGAGCCGCGACGACTTCGCGGCCGTGCGGGCATTCCCTGATCGCCTGCGCCATCGCCCGCTTCAGCTTTGCGCGAAAGCGCTCGATATCAATCGTGACCGTGGCTTGGCGAACGGGAAAGAGCGGCTGCAGGAAGAAGTCCAGCTGCGCGGGGTGCTTACTCATCACCGGCCTCGCTGCGGATTTCTGCCATCAGGGCATCGTGTTCGTCACCCAGGCCGATATGGGCCAGGAATTGAGTGCGCGTCTCCTCACTGGCGTCTTCCCAGGCAGTTACGAGGCGAGACAGAAGCGTTGCTTGCTCGATCTGCGCCTTGGAGAGCTTCGGTGCGGGCTCGACCAGCGCAAGCGCCTTTTTCAGATCCTGCTCAGTGCGGAAGGCAATCGCCGTCTGTCGCTGCTTTTGCGGCTCCATCTTGGCGATCTTCAACAGAGCCGACTGGTTGTCGGCAACTGGAGTGCCTCGGATAGCAGCGCGGACGTCAGTGTGAAGGTTCTGCGAGATCTGTGAGAGCCGTTTAACGGCTCGCTTGGACAGCCCCATCCGGTCAGCGACGTGTTGGGAGAAGCTTCCCGCCTCCGTCTCGTCCCCGAATAATTGGGCCAAGTTGGCCCTATTTCCCGGCCGTCCCACCGCTATCTTGCCGTGCGCCTTCTCCCAAATGTCACGGTATGACTGAACAAAGATCGCGCGATCCATGACCGAGAGGTCGTTTCGGAAAAGATTTTCCGTAATTTCGATGAGCTGGGCTTCGGCCTTGTCGCCCTCGACGATCATCGCATCGATTTCGGGCTCTTCATTGATCTGCTCTGCCCGAATACGATGAGCGCCGGCGACAAGAGTATATTTGCCGCCCTTCGCATTGGGCGTGCTGCGAACGGTGATGGGGTTGATCAACCCATGCTCGACGATGCTCTGAGCAATCGCGATCGCATGCTCTTCTTCGACAGCGCGCAGCCGCTCCGGAATGACGATGTCTGAAATCAGGATACGTTTGAACTCGGCCATTATGCGACTTCTTCTTCTGCTGTCGTTTGGAGGGTGATGAGCGCGCGGGCACGCAGTGCCATCGTCTTGTAATGAGCGGCGAAACGCAGACTGCCGAGGCGCGCATCGACCGTGCGGAGCGCTCGGTTGATCGCTTCCCGAGAACGGTTCTCGGCCTCGACGACGCGCCGCTTCGGCCACTTTAATTCCGTGACCATCAGGTACATCACGACCTGGCGCGCGAGGGCCGCATCGAACCAGTCGTGCGGCGGGTCGACGATTTCGCCAACCGCAAGATGCGGAAAGCCCTCGCGGACTGCCGCAAAGCAGGCGTGAAGGTGCGCGTCATAGAGCGCGTTCTGGTCGAATACGTTCAAGCTCATGGCATCACACTCGCGACCAGGGCCGCTGCCGCTGCCGCAATACCTGCGACAGTCACCCCGAAAATCAGGATCAGATTTGCGAGTTCGCAAACCGGGGAACGTGAGGGAATGAAGGGATTGCGCATGTCTACGCAGCCGTGCCGTTTTGGCGTTGTGCCATCGTGGCCGGACGCTCATAGTTCTCGCGGGGTTGAGGGGATTTCCGCAGACCGGAGGCGTGGTAACGCGACCGCCACAGGAGATGTGGCCTTGTACCGAGAGCTGCAGCGATCGCCCTCTCCCCAGCCGCATTCGGTTCCCGGAGCGTCGTTCCAGCAGTTCCACGCGGGAGCTGATACGTGCGGTCGATATCGAGAAGAGCAAGGCCAGCGGTAAAAAGCCGACCTTTGATCGCTGTCATCTCAGCAATCTTGTCGATCGCCTTTCGGGTCTTCTTGTCCGCCTG